GACATTACGCAAACAAAAACAGAGTTCCTCTCTTTTATCTCCAGCGAACTTCTTCTCGGCAAACCTTACTTCGAGACATTCAACGATAAGCGTTCTGCTCTACAATACTCTAACCTTTTGTACCGATCAAAGGGTACTGAGTTTTCGATCAAGCAGTTCTTCCGTATCTTCTACAACCTTGATATTGAAGTTGAATACGGACGCGAACAAGTTTTCTATATCGGCGACCCGAAAGAAGAAACTCTGGACTACGTTGGAAATGGTAGTATAACTGGTGTAAACTGGAGTTTCACATACGAAAATGCTACAATCTTGGTGTACCTTGAGGACGATTCTGGTACACTACACGAACTCCGTGAAGGTGTAGACTTCAGTATAGATTACTACAACAAAGTTATCGTAACCAAGTCTTCAGACACAGCACAGACATACGAACAATTCGACCCAAGCACAGACTCGACCTTCAGTTACTTCTATGCAAATGGATGGGTGGCACCAGGAAAAAGGTTGCGCATTGTATCACAGCGTAGAGTACAGACTGCTATTGGCGCAGACGTTACCGATAAGCGAATCACCAACGACAAGTTCTTCCAACTATACGGTCTGTTGATTTCTACTCCTATTTCTGTAGGAATCTGGAAATCAGCATACAAGACGTTTGTCCACCCAGCAGGTATGTTCCTTTCTGGGCAAGTAGATATTACTTCTATTGCGGAACTAAACATTGGTCTACAACCACCAGCACTGATCCAACCACCACCGCCAGTTTTGATCGAACAACAAGCAAACATAATGACAAAGCAGTCCACAAGAGGACTGATGACAACCGCTGTTACCGAAATTGGTCCAGGTCCAGACGGTTACCGCGTTGTGTCTCGCCCGAACGATATGTTCCACCCAAGGACTGTGGAAAACTGGCATCTGCAATACGGTTCAATGGCAGACGCAGACGATATCAATTCGCGTACTATGGATGATACCTATGCTGATCTGTCCAACGACTTCAACCTCATGGACGAAGATCTGTGGCATTCAGACTACCTGCACCCAATCGACAGCGATGGTGCTGGAAACAGAACTCCAATCTGGGGTTATAACGAAGCAAACGTCGTACAATATGATTCTGACTACCCACATGGACCAGAATACACTGTATAAACCTGTATAAATAAACATTGTAATTACTCGGAATAACTGAAATGGCAACCAGAGACATACTCAACAACGGAACGACTGCTAACGACGGAACAGGTGATACCCTCCGTCAAGCAGCAGACAAGATCAACTCAAACTTCAGAGAGTTGTTCCTTTTCCTTGGCGATTCCGTTACCACCACTTCCTCACTTACCTTTGATTCGGACACAATTGTGTTCGACGGTGGCGCATACAACACCATACTGAATGCAACTACTCCAACCTCGTCAAACAAAACCATTTCCCTTCCGAACGCAACTGGCACTGTTGTTCTGAAGAACACCACAGATGTTCTCAGTAATAAGACTCTAACCACCCCAATTGTTGGCGACTTCAATGACAGTAATGGCGTTGAAATTATTTCGTTCAATGGTGTCGATGCTGCTACCCACTCACTTGAAGTTCGCAACGGCGACTCTGTAGATGGCGTGAACCTTTGCGTCCACGGCGACTCCGCTGACATCGACCTCTGCCTGACTCCAAAGAATTCTGGCGCGATCAAAACCTTCGGGCAGATTGCACCAGAGTCGGAGCAATTGACCGAGAATGGAACCGCTTCCGTCACTAAACCTGTGACTTTCTTAAACAGGTCTGCTGGCACACCGTTTGATATTGTACTTCCTGACGGTCTGAATGTTGGCGAAGAAAAGAAATTCGTAAGTTTGAACACAACAACAGCAACAATCACACCAGACAATTTCATTCACACCAGTGGTAATCCGGACATTACTGTCGCCGAGTACTCTGCTGTGACTTTTCTCTGGACAGGAACCAACTGGCACATCTTATCCACGTCTGATACTGGCGTAGCAATCGTTTAAGGTAAAGGAAAATGACCGCAACAGTAACTGAAATTCTAAAGAGAAACCTCCTCACCGATCTGTATGCAAGAACTCAGAATATCGGTGCAGTCGTTGGCGACTCCGACCGCCACTATCTTGCGATTGGTCGCGCTGAAGAATGGGATTCTGACCTTCAACCACCAGTGCCAAACTCTTCGTTCAACGAAGTTAAAAAGTTTCAGGCATCTGTCCAATCCATGAAACTCGTCCCAGACGTATCCTATGTTGTTCCTCGCCACACTTGGGTCAACGGTAACGTATACAACGCATGGGACAACGACTTCAACTCCAACACTGTGGTTTCTGCCTCTGGTGATATTCGCGACCCTTACTACGTTATTACCGACGACAACAACGTATTTGTTTGTATTCAGCAAGGCAGAACTTCAGAAGGTGTTGTTCGTAACTCTATCTACAAACCAACTGATACTTCTGGTGATGTTTTCTCTGCTGGCGACGACGGATACTTCTGGAAATTCCTGTTCAACATTGGTGCAGCAGAAGCACGTAAGTTCCTGACCTCTCAGTACATGCCTGTAGAGAAAATTCTGGACTCCTCTGACGGCGGTCCAGCGACTGGTGACCTGTCAGTATCTCGTCTTCAGCAGTTGGGTATTCAGCAAGCAGCAGTTCCAGGACAGATAATCGGAATTGCGATCGATTCCGCTGGCACCGATGGGGATTACGATCCTTTGTCTCCGCCTACAATCACCATTCAACCTATCTCTACCTTGGGCGAGACTGTGACCCCAGCACAAGCGTATGTAAAGGTCAACTCTGCTGGTAGGATTGCCGACGTGATTATGAAGGCAGATTCAGTTTCTGCTTTCTCTTTCGGTCAAAACTACTATGACGCGGCGATCGTTCTTTCTGGTAGCGGCAATGCTTCTCTTCGCGCTTTGATTACCAGTGACTCAGGAATGGGTGCTAACCCAACCAGAGACCTCAACTCTTCTGCGATTATGTTCAATGCTACTCTTGACGGTGCTGAAGGCGGCGACTTCAACGTAAGAAACGATTTCCGCCAGATCGGTATCATCCGCAACCCGCAGAAAGACAGCGCACAGTTTGGTTCTTTCCAAATCCCTGCAAACGCAGGGGACTCTGCTTGTAATGCAGTTACCCTGTCTGCATTCAAGAGACTTCATGTTGGCGTCGGACTCGATGCTTCTTTGATCACTGGTGACCAGATCGTAGAAGGCACTTCTTCTGCAAAGGCGATCGTTGACTACTATGATGCAACTGATCAAATCCTGTATGTCCACCAGACTCGCGAGACTGGGTTCTTGCCGTTTGATTCTTCGGATACTCTGACTGTGTCAGAAGGTGGTGGTTCTACAAGTATCGTTGCAAACTCCAATGGTCCAAACCTTCGTCCGTCAGAAGTGAATCGCTTCTCTGGCGAATGTATATACATAGACAATAGATCACCTGTATCCCGTGACAACGAACAGACTGAAGACGTAAAAGTTGTCATAGACCTCTAAGGAAATATAAAAAATGGCAAACCAGTTTACCTCAACGACCTTTTCGGATACCTACAAGGACGATTACGCAGATAGCGCAGGTTATCATAAAGTCCTGTTTAATTCTGGTCGTGCTCTCCAGGGGCGTGAATTGAATCAGTTGCAGACTATTCTGCAAACTCAAATCACTCGCATGGCAAGCAACATCTTCATGGATGGTGCTGCTATATCTCCAAAGTCCTCTGGTGCAGGAACTGACATTGTCGATTACGTCCTTGTTGACACCCTGCCAAACTCTCTAGAAGATTACATCGGCGCGACTTTCCGTGGTCCAGCGGGATCAGGCACTTCTGGTCTATTGTTCCAAGTATCACACGTCGAAGCAGCAGCAAATGGAGATGAGGCAACTCTTTATGGTCGTTACGTCTCCAACAACCAAGCAAGCGTTTCTTCTGATGTACAGACTTCACAACCTGTGTTCGGTAAAGGCGACAGTCTGGTTGAAGTGACTGGAAACCTGACTTCACTCAGTGTCCTGAACAATTCCCTTCTCGATTCTACTGGTAAGGGTGTTCTGTTCTCAATGCAACAAGCAGAGTTCTTTGTTCAAGGGCATTTCGTTTATGCACCAAAGCAAACTCTGGCAATCTCAAAGTATTCCCCAACTGTTAACTGTGAAGTTGGTTTCGAGATTATTCAGGATGTCGTGACTGTAGCAGATGACACCAATCTGTATGACAACCAAGGTGCTCGTCCAAACCTTTCTTCTCCAGGTGCTGATCGTTATCGCATCCGTATGGTTCTGACAACTCGTGACATTATCGCTGAAGAGGCAGACTTCTGCCCGTTCGCTACTGTCCGTGGTTCCAAGATTGTACAGATCAAAGAAGGTACTGATAACTTCAACCAAGTAGAGAAGCGCATGGCACGACGCCACGCGGATACTCACGGTAACTTCA